TGCCATCTTCTTTTACTCCTTCAGATTTTTCGTTCTTGGTTTTTAGGTCTTCACGTTCTTTCATTGCCGCATCGGACATATCGGGAACGATCGTTCCGTCTTCTAATTTTATAAATGCGCCGGGTTCATTGTTCATTATGCTTCACTCCAAATATTTGTACGGTATTTAATTTTAATTCTTACAATAGCGGATGCCGATAATATTTCTCCGCCCGCTTTTTTTAATTCATCATTTACGTAATGCGTCTGTATTGCATTGCCGCTCCAAGTATCATCCGTTCCAATTGCTTTTAAAACATCGTAAATTGCTTTGCGTATATCCGCCGCGCTGCTGTTGCCGCTAACGGTGATGTGGAATTCTATATTCAAGTATTGATCGATCCAGTTAGAAGCCAGCTCGTTTAAGTTTTCATTACCGGTCTCTACAATAGAAACGGCGGGCAGTTCGCTTTGCTGATAAACGGTTACGCGGAGTTCATCAACGTGGCTGCCGAGGTTAGTGTAATAACCGCCGGCGGTTAATATTGTTTGCAGTCTTGTTTTTACTGCGTTAATTATAGTTTGTCTTTTAATGGGCATTGTTGCCGCCGCCAGTGGAAAGTGGAAAGTAGAAAGTAGAAAGTTTTTTGCTTCCTACTTTATACTTTATACTTGTTACTTTATACTTGTTAATCAACATTGGATTTACTCAATATTAAAGTTGTTACACCAAGTCCGTCGGGTTCAATTCCTTTTATGTAATAGGTTACGGAGTTGATGACAAGCGTATCGTTATGCACCGCGGCGGAAACATCGGATGTTTTACAAAGAGCTTGCGGTCCGGCGGCTTCAATTTCTACAAGTCCGATAGTACGCGCTGCGCTAAACTCATTATCAAAAATTACGTTGATGCTAGCCGCAACGGCGGAATGCGTGTAAACAGCGCTTACAACAATATCTTTGAAAAATACATCGTTAAAATTTCCGTCGGTTATCATTTAGATTTTTTCTCAGCCGGTTTAACTTCTTCTTTAGCTTCTTCTTTAGCTTCTTCAATTGCGCCGCGTTGTAAAAGTTCTGCGGCGAGAACTGATTTTTCTTCCAATTCGATTACCGTGTCTTCGGGTTTCGGTAAACCTTCAATCATAATTCCGTGGATCACTTTATATTTTTTCATTTTTTTTCCTTTCGTATAACCTCGAAGGTTTTATCTTAATTAGATTTTAACCTTCGAGATTTGGTTATTTCAACTAACACTAAGAGAAGTTTGTTGTTACCGCAAAAGCGCCGGCTTGTTCAACGCCGATATCAACGTATTGATTGATAACGATTCTTTGCAGACCGGCAACTGCAAGCGTGCTATCTGTTACTACTTGTAAATCAACGCCGCCCCATAAGGCAAGAATGATTTTTGAAAAATCGCCGAACACGATATAGCCGGCGGATATTTGGTTACTAACCATAACCGGGTAACCAATAAGCTGACCGTCTTGCATAATAAATACCGGGTAACCGGAGATTTTTTCGCGTGACATCAACGCCGCTTTAACTGCCGGAGTGGTGCAGAAAGACATAGTCTTAACGTCAGCATTTGCAATTTCAATTTTGCTTAAGAATGAAAGCGCGCCGGCATAAGTTAATGCGGTTCCAACAACAGAACCGACACCGGAAGTAGCCGCTATTCCTGTAGGTTGACCGTTTGCGCCGGTACCGTGCAGAATTGCTTTATCTAATCCAAGGGCGCAAACATTCAAGAGATTGTTCATCAATATTGAGTCAATGCTTGGTTCAGATTGAATAAGTAATTGTTTATCAACGTCAATGAACGTTCCGCCGGATTTTGGCGAGAGTTCGATTTGAGTGGTTGTCGGAGTTGATTCAGCAAGAGCCGCATTAGTTGTAGCTCTCCAGCCGTAAGTTGCACCGGCAGAAAGTTTTGGTATTTTCAAATTGCCGCGTAAACCGGACAGCACTTTTACGCCAAGCGTTGAGCAGCACATTTTGTTTAGCAGAACATCTATAAACAAATCGCCGCGCTGTGTGGTTCCGATAAACTGCGAGCCGCTTCCGGCTGTTACGGCATCAAGATCACGGCGCTGCATTTTTGCATTATAATTTAAGAAAGCGCCTTTGGGAGATATACCGCTTTTGATAGATATTTCTTCGGAGACTTCTTTTTCAAAAGATTTTTCACCGGTACGTAGTGATTTGATTAAATTTGAGACAGAATATTCTTTCTGTTCTTTCGGAGTTAATTCTACCCCGTTATTAACCGGTAGAGCAGCGCTTGGATTAAATTGGTTTACTGCATAAGCGCGGAATTCTTCAACAGTTGCATTTGATTCAATTGCAAGTTTCGGATCAACTTTAAATTTTACTGCAATTGCTTTTATTTCATTCGTGCGTACAATGTTAGCATTTGCAAGCTGCTCAAAAGTTAATTTTTTTTCTTCGTTTTCCATTTTGTTTTTTCCTTTTTCATTTGTTTTAATAATTATTTTTTCTTTTATCTTTTCATCTTCAATGGGTTCAGCCGAACGACCGATTCCAACGGAAGTATCGGCGGGAACAGAGACAATCGAGACCTCGTAAGGCTCCCAATCTGTTACGCGGTAAGTTTGCACGCCTTCAACATCGTTTTCCAAAACCATATTGTGTATGCGGTAAGCAACCGAGATTTTTTGTCTAATACCATCTATAACATCTTGATAAATTTCTTCCGCCTTCATCGCTTTAGAGAAGCGAACTGAGGCGCGTAATTTTTTTTCAGCGGCATCAAGCCAAGCTTTTTCAACAACACCAACTTGATCATCTATTCCGTGATTCACCAAAAAAGCAGCTTTATCAGAGAGCCTTTCCATCCTGATAGATTGACTCTGGTGATCAAGAATTTCTATCCCGAAAAATCTTTCATACGGCTGCTCGGAAGAGAGGGATAGTTCTATTGTTCTTTCGTCCGTTTTTTGCGGCTGCATTACTTCCATCGTTCGGTGCATTGTTTGCGTCTTGAGTTTGTCCAGCAGTTCCATTATTATTATCTCCTAATTTTAAACCATATTTTTCTTGTAATTTTTTTTCTTCGGCAAGTTGTTCATAGGTATCATAAATATCTGAGCCTTGTTCAGCAAGCGCTTGTTGATTAGTTTTAAGTCCATTTTTAATCGCAAGGACATTTGCAGTAATATCTTTAAGCGGATCAACCCATTGCCAGCGTCTGCCGATCCAAAGCGGTTGATTAAATTTTTCAAATTTTGAGAGAGGTAGCGGTTTACCGGCAATAAGTATTGCGCCGAATGCTAAAGAGTTAGAAAGCCAATCGGAAAAAAGAGGATTAAGGAAAGCATCAACAAACCAAGATTGAAGGCGTTTCCAATTTTCTCTTTCGTCTAAAAGTCCGGCGCGGATAGATGAATAATTAACGCCTTCCAAATCATTCGCAAGAGTATTATAGCTAACGCCTAAGCCTGATGCTATTGCGCGTAAAATTGATTTTACAAAAGGTTCGTGTTGGTCCGATGGATATTTTGGATCATAAGCGATGAAATCCATTCCCGGCGGGAGTTGTTCAAACGTACCTGGTTCAGCGTTGGTAATAACATTCCCTTGCGCATCAGAAGTTTCGCCTTTATATAAAGCGTCTGTTTGCGTTTTGAAGAAACCCATTTTAGAGGCGGAAGCGCGCGCATTAACGAGCGATGCTTCTTCAAAACCGCTTAACATTCTAAGACGGTACATTGACGCGGCGAGCCAAGAGTAATAACGCGTTTGGTTAATACGTTCTGGATCGCCGAGGTGATAAATTTCTGAAGCGTCAACGCGGATATAATCATTGTAAGACGCTGATAGTTGATAAGAATATAATTCTTGCGATGCGGTAATATTCTTGATGTAATAAGCCACCGGTTTACGCCATTCATCGAGCTCAACACCCATCCGAACGATATTGCCGTTACCGAGCGTGCGGTTTAATAATTCGCTGATATAATCAGCTTCGATAAGTTGTATTTTAAAACCGTATTTAAAATTTTTGTTAAAAACTTTCCTGATAAAAAGTTCACCATCGCGGGCAACGGTTTTAATAATTAAATCTTCAGCTTGTTTAAAAGAAAGTAAACCGGTTACGGTGCAGTTTTCGGGTTTGCACCAATCATAAAAAGCGTTCTCAATAATTGTATTTGCAAGATTATCGAAAGTGCCATTATCATCTTTAGCTTTATTTTGCAGCACAAAACCATCTGCGCCAATAATATTTTGGATGCAGAGATTTAGGAATTTTTTTGCGTAATCATTATTCCGGCTAAGTTCACGGGCGCGGCGGCGGATGGTTGCAAGTTCATAAATAAGTTCCCCGTCCGGGCTTGCGCCTGATGTTACCCAATCATTAGTAAGCCGGTTGTTTTGCGCGGCGGCGAAATAAGAACGTTTAACAAGGCGCGATGCTTCGCGCTTTGTAATAAATCCAAACCGGTTTAACATTTTCTTCAGCATTAAAATCTCACCAATATTTTATTGCCGGTTTCTAACCCGGCGTTTATTTTTTCAGCGGCTTCTTCATTTTTTACATACCACGCATAATTTGATTTTGCTTTAATCAATTCTTCCATCGTGCGGTATTGTACGGTCCGTCCGTTGATTGAGATTGATTGAGACTGACCGTTTGCCAGCATTGCTTCAATTGCAGTTTCGATTAGCGTTAAAGTTTTTTTAGCGTGGCTGCGGTAATCAAAAGTTGTTTTTGCAGATAACTGCGTTTCGATAATGATGAACCCGTTTGCAACGATGTGGATGACGCTATCTTTTTCAACGTAACTTTGCCAAGAATAATCGCCGGCAGCGTAATTAGTTGATGTTGCAGTTACAACGTTTACTTTATGATCATTGCCGGAAGCGATTGAGGTTAAAGATATTTTAGTGGTGGAATTGATAAGCGTATATTTCAAAGTCCAACCGTCTGCGGCGGAATAATCTGAAATTGATTCTGTCCAGTCTAAAGTATCACCGGCAATTATTTTAGCGGGTTCGGTCATTTTTAGTTATCAGTCTTTAGTTATCAGTAAATGAATTATTGATCTTTGCGACCGATGTACAACCAAACTTTAACATTGCTGTCAGAGCGGTTATTAACAAGCGCGCCGTTTGCATCTCCAACAAAGCGTAAATGGTAGTAAGGTTTTTTGCTATCGTTAAGGTTAAATGTTCCGCTTGCAAATGTTTCAATTGAATCTTTTAAAAAAAGAGTGTCAATGGTTGTCCAATTTGTTGAGGCATCGGGTGAATATTGTATAAGTGCGGTAACGTAAGGCGTACCGAGCGCGCTTGTAATTATTCTGCTGTACGACATTGGGTAAGTGTAATAACTATCGTTATCGTATTTGCTAAGCGTAAACGCATCGGAGTTGTAGGTACCGGTACTATCAACAGTGAGGTTGAAGTAAAGACTTACTCCGTTATCAAACTGAGTGGCATCCGTATTGGTACTCCATTGTGGAAATATGTTTGTAGAAAAGAGAGCGAAGAAGAGCAACAGTGCGAAAAAAGATTTTAATGATTTCATTACAGTTTCCTTAAAAAAAATGTTTTTGTTTTCTTTCAGTAGAAACTTAAAACAGCGGGAGTTCATTTTTACTACCGAAGTATGGCAGTAACTAGGGAGTAAATTAATTAGGAATTAGGGATTAGGAATTGGGAGTTGAGGTGCAATAATAAAGGGTGGAGTGGAGTTTTTAAGGTTAGAATGTGCAACCTTCGAGGTTTGGATGCAGTTAGGGTTTTAACCTCGAAGGTTTAAATGACTTGGATTTTTTATAAATACCTCTTGGGCGTGTGAGTTTTATCCGGTCGCCACTTTTTGCTTTTTGCATTCCAGATAATCCGCCCTCTTGCATCACGATTAAGTGATGCAAGATTATTGTACACCGTTTCACGACTGCAATTTTTTAGCCGAGCAAAATCAGAAACATTGATTACGTGTTCAATTTTCAATATTTTTTTTCTTTTAGAACAATGCCAGACCCTGAATCTGTTTCATTTAAAATTACTTGTAAATACATTCCTTTTTTATCGTGTTCGCTAAAACGATCTATTGCAGCGATGCCGTCCGCAAAATCAATAAAAGCTTTTTTCTTAGATGTGAAACAATGTGTTTCGTTTCCGTCAGTTACTAAATAATTGTTTTTCATTTTATACTCCTTTTGTTTTGCCGGGATGTCTTCTTCATCTTAGCAAAATCTGTGATGTTAAATGTTTGTTCAATCTTCATACAAGATACCTTTTACAATTCCACCCTCGATTTCTTGCGCAACAAGATTACCTTTTTTGTCATAATAAACGCCCCATATTTCACCATTGGTTTTCAGTTCTAAAAATTTATCGTTGAATTTGTCCAGCCTCATAAATTCAACTATTTTATCGCTTTTTGCAGATTCACAAACCGCTTGCGTATCATTCCCAAAATCAAATCCGTATTTTTCGTTTATTTCATTAGCTCTCATTTTGAACTCCTTTTTTTATTTCGCGGCACATCAATTCAAAATTTGCAAAAACTTTTTCAAGCTGTGCTCGTTCTTTTTGCGTTGCTTTTTCCACGCGATAATTTAAAAGCACCCAGCTCGTTAAATCTAATGCGCCGCCGTCTGGCAGTACTAATACCGGCTGTCCGTAATGGCTTGCCGGATGATCGGTTGTAACAGAGGCGCGTATATTGCGCCTCTGCCCGTCTTTAAACAAATCGATATATGATAACATCATTATTGCGCCTCGTCAAAAGATGTCTCGACTATTGTACGGTGTAAATCGCAGATAAGCGGCTGGCAGTCTCCACGCCGCGCAGAATCAAACAATAATTGCTTTGATGCCATCGGGTTAACTGGGGTACCGTCCGCAAATCTAATATTTGTAACGTAATAATAGATACTATTATAGTAAGTGCCGTGTTCGCTCTCGCAGGGCATCCCTATCAATTTTTCCACTCGCTCCGTTTTTTTTATCCGTGCTATATCGGATATATCAACGATGCGATTAAGTTTCGCAAACCAAACGCCATCGCCATCTATCTGTTGGATATCGGCTCCATCGTGTGCATGGTAAGCGTTATTAATAGCGTTAGCTACATCGGCAATTATACTCGATGTGCAATTATCTATTACTGATTTTGGGATTTGAGCCAATATCGCATCTATTGTTGCGCTGCCTTTGTGGCAGTTAATTTTTGCAATTGCTCTGTTTGTTTTGGTTGTATGTGTCATTTTGTTTCCTGGACTGTTTTTTACAAGCTGTCGCCGCTTGGGTTTGGTATTAAAAAATAAGTCTGTAAAAGAACTACTCTAATATAAGCATCCTATACATATTTGTCAAGGATTATTTTCATTATTTTAAACTTTTTTTTTATAGTATTGGCACAATAGTTGTTATCTTTTCCAATCATTTACAAAATTACTGCCATTTTTTGTGCGTGGTTTTTGCGTAAGTACAGTTGTCTGTGTGTGTATGGAGACGGCGATTTCTTCCGGGAATTCTAAGTTTATCCGCGCTAAAATAAAATTACAAAACTGCGTTGGACTCATTTGCAGTTTGGCAGCGTTCTTTAAAACTCTTTCTTCAGCTTCGGGATCGGTTATTTCTACGCGCATTTTTGCTCCAAAAAGTTAATTTCGTTTTGCGCCGCAGCAGTTACAGTAACCATCGGCTTCAATTAATTTATCTTTTTTATTTCTTACATACTTGAATTGCTTATAAAATTTTACCGATTGTTTACTAAATACCTCATTATGTTTTTCTCTATTTTTCACGACAAAAGAACGGCTTCTAACTGTAACATCTTTTTCGTTCTGATAAACAATATCCGGTTGAGTGCTCATAAAATAATTTTCTTTTGTCCAACGGCAGCTTCCGGTTTTCCAATTAGCTATTTTGCCTTTTACCAAAACAACGTTGGCGAATATTTTGTGAGGGTAAACATTAAAGTCACTATAATATTTGTTCATTTCATTTCTCCTTCTGTTTCCATTCCTAATTACCACGAGCTTGCAAAATTTTTAACCGGGCGGCGGAAGACTTGCGGTTGTTTTTTCTCAACCGGCGCGGCGCTGCTTTCAAATAGCTGCTCTTGATTTATTTGCAGTGATTTCCGTTTGTTCGTTTCTTTTAATCTTAACCAATTCGGGTTAAGTAATTTCATTCCGCAATAAGCGTACACGTGTAAGTCTATTGCTTCATTTGCATCTTGCTTTTTTATTTTTTCAAAGATAATATATTCAGCATACTGCGTAAATTTGCGCACAGCTTGTTCGGCGGCGTATTGCTTGAAGTAAGTAGCATCGCAGTAGCAGCGTGGATAGTGGATGTAACGAGCGCCGGGTGTTTTAATATTTTTTAAGCGTCCGTAAATTTCAGCTTTAGCGGCTTGCGTTCCGATAACAATTAAAACGCTTTTGCCCTTGTTCACCGGTGAAAGTTTACGCGGCAGAAGATCGGCGCCGTATCTTGACGCGCCTTTTATTGCATAGATGCCTTCACGTATTCTTCCGGCGGTAAAATCATAAACCGTTTGCGTCTCATAACCGGCGTCAATCATCTTAACAACTTGTCCGAGTTCTACGCCGTCTTTACGTTTCCAAGTGAGTTTAAAAAATTCTTCTAATCTTTTCCAAGGTGAATTTTCGCTGTTCAAATCTTTTATATTGCCGGGGAAATTATCGCGGAAGATAAGCCAGCCTTCTTCTTTTTCACCCCATCCCCAAACATTTATTTCTAAACGCTGAGCCGCGCCGCGCATTCCTTCCTGCACATCAATTGAAGTTGTTAAGAGCTGCACGTCATCGGGAATTTTTTTATCTTCTTTCGTTATGTAATCTTCCACACGGTCCAGCAGTTCAATCGCTTCAATGGATTCGCCGCGTATGGGTTGATACGTGCGCCCGAAAACGGTGTTGAATAACGCTTCAACTTTTTCTTCGTGCGCGTCTGAAAAATCAAACTTGCCGTCTTTAATATCTAAACCGGCGTTACGGATTTGATCAACAACTTTTTTCATAGATGAAATCTGAGACGATAGTTCGTTAAGAAAAAATCCTTCGTGCTCGATAATCCAAGGGCGTTCGGCAATCCACCTGGCGTGGTGTTGCAGCATTGTTAAACGTTCTTGTTCGGTAAGCAGCACTCCACATTCAGCGCAAGCGTAGCGCGCAGTTTCGGGAAAGTGCCGTAAGACTTTTCCGAACATATCGAATTCTTTTTCCCAATAAAGATTTTCTTCCAGCAGTAATTGTTCGGCTTCGCAGTGCAAACATTTTACAAAAATTTTCTGTTTGTTGCTCTGTTCGTAAAGCGTTTCGATGCGGCTTTCTCCATACCGTGTGGGAGTGGAAATATTTATGTTAAGCGAATCGGGGAAAGTTGTAGAGCGTTTTATTAATCGAAGTATCGGATCACCTTCGCGCTGAAATGCAATAGGGATAGCATCAATGTCATCGCCTATCGTAAGTTTAGCGGAGCGCGAGCGCGTGGCGGATGGCGAATTGCCGGAAACAATTATGATCCAGCCGCCGATAAATTTTTTACGGAACATTGAATTGTCCGCATCTCTACTTTTTTTCTTAGCGACTTTTTTCCGCAAGCAAACGGTATCTTCCAGCATCGGTTCAAGTTTTAGTTGAACGTAATCCCGCGCGTCTTTTTCTGTAGGCTGCATCACCATTATAGCGCAAGGATCAAGATCAATTTTGTACCCGATAATATTATTTATGATCTCGGTTTTTGCAATTTGTGATGAACCCATAAAAGTAATTTGCCGGACTTCTTTTTTGTTTACACAGTTCATAACTGCGCGGGAAGATTCCATACGTGAAGTTCTCCACTGCCCGGGTTCGGCGGAAGTTTCCGGGAGCTGTCTATTTTTATCAGCCCATTCACTTACCAACATAGCCGGTGGCGGAAGGAGCGAGCGCCTTCCTTCGCGTACCAACCGGCGGATGTTTGCGGCAAGCCGGTGTTCGATATATTCGTTTGCAATGTTCATCAGAAAGTATTGCCCCATTGAGTTGCCATCGCAACGGCAATGCTGTTAAATGATTTCGATTTTTCTTTGGAAGTTTTATATCTACCGTCAACCATTGTATCGGTAAAATATCTTTTTTTCATTCTCCCGGTTTTTTTTCGGATTGCTATAAAACTTGGTTCCGGTTTATCCGTTGCTGTTTGTTTTTCAAAAAGCGTTTCACTTTTTGCATATTCCAATTTTGGTAGATTTTTTAACCACAAACAAGTTCGTTTCATTTCTCTTTCCCCAAAAAAATACGGGTGTATTTCTTGGTCCGGTTCCCGGAATATTTTACTCATAATTCCGCGCGGATTTTCCACGCATATTTTTTCAATTGGAGCTTCCCAAAGTTTCATAAATAATTCAGCAGCTTTAATTCGATTCATCGCTCTACCGTCATCATACCAATTATTCATCCCGGCATAAGTTAAAAAAGTGCAAGGCGGATGCGCTATCATCAAATCCCAATTTAGATTTAAGATTTCCAAAACATCACCTTGATAATGATTGCCGGGGATTTCTGTTGAAAGAATATCGCAACTCCAAGCATCGTGACCGGCTTTATTAAAAGCCTCTCTTACTGTTCCGCTGTATTCGCAAGCTATTAATACTCTCATTTACTTTCTTCCGCACTGCTATCTTCAACTTCTTTAATTATTTCTTCTTCTTCTTCCGGTTCGATGGTGATGTCGGGTTTCAAATCGCCGAGCATATTTAGGGTTTCAAAAATTAGTTCGCTTATAATGGTTTGGCGTTTGTGTTTATCGGTAACGCCTTCCAGCGCGGTAGTTAGTTTCGGGATTAGCGCAAGTGTATTTTTGCGGAAGATTGTAGTTTCGTTAAGCCAAGCAAGGCGCGCGGCATCAAAGGAAATTAATTCACCGAGCAGCCGCCGGAGTTTAAGGTCGTTAATTTTGTTTGCGGTTTTTTGTCCGTCCATTTTTAGGTGATGTAGTTTTTCATCGCCGGAGTTTTTTATTATTTCAATTTGATCTTCGAGAAATAAAATTCTGCTTTTCACAAATTTAACAAAGTCATACTGCCCGCGTTCAACTCTTGCCGAGCCGTATTTTTCTTTTAGTTCTTCATCCCACAGTTGTATGGTCCGTACATCGCGGTCGAAGAAATCGGCAAGGGTTTTGAGATCGTAATGGTTAGCGTTAGCCATTGTAAATCTTCTCCATATTTAGTTTGCGGGTTAAGCATTTTATTTCTTTGTCGGGATATAATTTGTGGTAGCGGTTTAGAATAACATCAATGTATATCGGGTCAATCTCCATACCGTAACAGATGCGGTTTGTTTGCTCGCAAGCGATAAGGGTGGAGCCGGAACCGAGGAAGAGATCGAGGATAATCGTTCCAGACTCTACACATAAATCCAAACCTTTTGTTAATAATTTTATGGGTTTTTTATGTGGATGCAAACTCTTTTCTCTTTCTGTTTGTTCCCTATTTATCGTCCACAGATTCCCCGAATAATATCTTTGGAGCGCTTTGCCTTTTATTGAAACAATAATCCATTCGTGCTGTTCAGCCAAGCCGCCGCCACTTAATCCAGCATTATTTTTATCCCAAACAATCACACTTCTTATTTTTAATTTCTCGTTTTTGATTATTGTTTCGACTTCTGAATAAGTTCTCCATTGCACAAAAATTAAAAAATGTGAATTATCTTTTAGCTTATCAATTAAGACGGGGATACATTCCAAAATAGTTTTTGTGTTTTCATCATTTATAATTCTTCTTTCACCTAATTGCCCTCTACCATATCCCAAATTATTACCATACGGCGGGTCAGTAAACACCATATCCGCTTTCTTTCCATCCATTAATTTTTCAACATCTTCTTTGCTGGTACTATCGCCGCACATAACACGGTGTTTGCCGTTAAGCAAAAAGACATCACCAAGTTTGCTAATGGGTATTTTAGGCGGCGGCGGTACTTCATCAAGCTGCTCTTCCGGTATTTCGTTAAGAAAAGTTGCTAAATTTATTTCTATAATGGTGGTGGTGCGGTTTATTTTTGCAGCGTCTAAATCAAACTTGCGTATAAAGAGGTCGCTGTAGCTCTGTTGTATTTTTGCATACTTAGAGTTAAAAACGTAAACAAGCTCGGCAGCCTCGGAGAGGGTTTGGCAATCAATAAAGTTTGTCGGAAATTTGTCCGGCAGTGTGTAACCCATCTTTTCTAATTTAGGAAATATTTTTTGTATGCGTTGGTGTCCGTCAACGCAATAGATTTTTCCATCAATTTCAGTGGCGTGGAAAGTCATTATAAAATTATTTTCAATTAAGCTGTTCGTTAGTTTTTCTTCATCTTCCTTGTTCAAGTCCTTAAACTTTTCATCTTGCAGCAGGATAAACTCCCGCCAAGCTGCCATTTCTTGTTTAACAATTCTATTC